ATCTTGACCTTCAACCCGGCGCCGCTGCCTTAACTGACCTGGAAGGTCAACATCGGGCACGTCGTCGTCTTCGCTCCATCCGTAACTCCGAAGTGCATCAGCAAGACGCATGTAACTTTGAATCACGTCTTGATGTGGATACACTGACGTTAGCAGGTCCCTACCCTCACGGCACGTCATGGCATATGCTGCTATTCGAACGAGATGTTCGCCAGGAACGCGCTTCTTGTGTCGCTCAGGGTACACCATCCGTTGAAGAAGTTCCTTCGTGGGACGATGGGGTTGACTGTGAACCCACCAGTGTCCGAGGAAATGCGTCCGATTGTCATCGAAAGCCCTCGCTTCACGGGACGTGTCCGTGATCGTTGATTTCTCAACGCTCAGGACGAAGCCCAGATCACTAGCCGCAGACGCGAGCTGACCTAGGTCAAGCCGCGTGTTTGATCCAATGATGACGTCGTCACCCATCACCAGGACGCGGTCGTGGTTAAGCGAATGTCCAGTAAGCTTCTCCCACATGTAAGACACAAGCAGTAGGTTGACGATCGAGTCGATGATGCTAGTGAAAGCACTACCACTCGGAACGCCGCGATGCTTCTGGTACACGTGCCCATCTGGAGCAATAATCCGTGAGTGGATGAAGTCGTTGACGTACCTTCTCCAAACGCCCAGCTCCTGTTCGTCAAGCTCGAGGTGCGTCCGCGCCACACGGAATGCATCATCGATCATGCGTGCAGGAACAGTTGAGTCGAACTTCGAAAAGTCTAGCGAATAGACGTATCGGAATCGCGACTCGATCTCGCTGATGATCGCGCCCTGTTCATGTCCTCTGAGACCCCATACGAACGGTCGCCTCCGAGAAAGCGCTTCCATGACCCGTTTGCTGTAACGCGTCCCCACAATTGTCGTAGGAAGCGGCGCCATCCATACCAGCCGAGTCTTTGGACCAGCAGAGCCAGGCTGAACGCGACGGCCAAAAACATAGGGGTCAAACCCCCGGCCACCCTCAACAATGCGTTGAGCAAGTCGTGCCCCGGCATCCAAGACCAGTTCATTGCGAGCGAAAAGAGGAGCCCCAGCGTAAGAGTTAGGTAGGATGTAACTCTCCACCACTTCAGCGATTGAGAGAGGGAGTCTCCCTCGCGCTTTAGTACCTGCACTGTCATAGACCGCACGTACGGCGCCTTTGTAGGCATCGGTTTCGTAGGGTCGTGGACCAGGTGAGGTTCCGCCCTGACCGTGTACACTTCCATTGGCCAGTGCAGTTCGCCTGTCAAGTTGGCGAGGGTCATAAGATACATGTCCAGTCCCGACATGTCCTGTCCGACCTTCACGCGACGGGTTACCTTGCTCGTCGTCACCACCACCTCGTCGTCCTCGAGGTCCTGCGGC